TCTTAGCATGAATATTTGCATATAGTCCAGGTTTAGATGCCTCAAGAATAGCTTCCTCGGTCATCTCACCTCTCATATAATTTGCCACGGTCGAAATATAATCCTCTGCTAAAGTAATTTTAGACTGGCACCACTCAGGAATATTTGTGTTTGGTTCTAACATATCATGTACTGTTTTTGCGTTGTGTAAAATTGAACGCAAATCAGACATTGCCATGTCTCCCTCATAATCATATTCTTGTTCTTCTTTACCTTCAGCTACACTTTCCTTCGGGACACAATTAGGAACTTCTCTACCATTTTTCGTTTTGGTTCCGATCATTTTGTAGTCATCCCAACAAGGATCTTCACCTTTCATTTTTTTAGCTTCAGCAATTTTATTTCTAAGAGAAGAGAAACTTTCTTGTTTCATTCTTTCTCTCATTCTAACTGTAGCCTGATATGTACCAGGTGCGGTTCCAGGTTTTAAATCCATCTTATCTTCATCATAATCCGGAATTGCTTTATCCTGAAACTCGTTCCCATATTTGGATTGCATCATAGAAGTTCTTGCTTTTTGGCGAGCAATGTCCGCAGCCATTTGCATACTTCTACTCACTCCAACTCCCTGATGAGGATAATCACCTTCCTCTTTCATAAAGTTAGGATTTTTCTCTTTAAACTTATCAGGAGTAAGAACGGGTACAGGTTTACCTGCAGGATCTACAACCTCGCCTTTGTCTAAGTCTGCTCTATCCTTAGCCATCTTAAATCGTTTATCTAATTGTGCTTTATGCTCAGGATTTTCTTGCCACTTAGGATCATCTCGCATAGTCTTTAACTGATCTAATTGAGCGCCTTCTACTTTATATTTCTTTTTAATTTCAGCTTGTTTCGCCATTCTTTCTTTGTCATCCTTAATATCATATGCCATTCCGAGCTCTTTATAATATTCAGGATTTGGTCTTTTGTTAGCAGTGCGAATAGCTTGATGCTGTTGATATAACTTGTCTTGTGTTGAACCCTCAGCAATTTTATTTTTATCTTTTGGTGCAGGCTTTGGGGTCGGTGCTCTTGGAATTTCTGGAATATCAAAACCGCCCTCTTGTATATGCTCTGACTCTTCCTTAGCTAAACGAGTCAGAGCTTTATCAAAGCCAGCTTGTCTTTTCTTTGCATGCTTTAATTCTACATCTCTTTCTTTATCTAATACACGAGCTCTGGAAGGATGCCCAACGTCTCTTTCAAATTCTGAATCTTTTTTAAATTTGGCCGCATAGCTTTGAGATTTGGCAACCTCTTTACTTGCTTTACCCGCATAACTAGCGAGAGTAGATCTTTTTAACTCGTCAATTTGTTCTATATTTTCATTAAATGGATTTTTAGCATTATCTTTCTTTTCTATTTTTCTATCAGCTCTATCTAATCCAACATCGCGCTTAGCTTTAGTTTTAGCATCGCTAGTTGAATGATATGATTTTTCTGCTTTGTTGGCATAACTAGCTAAAGTAGATCTTTTTAACTCATCAATCTGTTCAACTTCTTCTTTTACAGGTCTGTTCTTATAAGTGTTCCAATCAGATGCATCTGTTGAAACTACGTGGTGCAGAGGCACAACATGACCCAGAGCAGATGTAGTATGAATTTTAGTACCAGCGCCAGCACCGGTTTTATGCGACACCTTGCTCATATAATGTTTGCCTTGGTGCTTGTATATAACTGTACCGCCATTGGCAATATCGTTTTCAGTATATTTTTCAATAAGTTCAACTTCTTCATTCACAGTACCAATGTAGTGATGATCATGTACCTTGTAGCCCTTGCGACGATAATGAGCAATGGCACGTTTGATGGCATTTTCTCGATCCTCACCTGGCATACGCACAGTCTTCTGTATGGTTTCTTTGCGCTTGCTGACCATAGGATGGTTAGGGTCGGTAACTGTTAAACCAATGCGATGTGTTGCTTCTACAATGTGATTGTTATCTTCGTTCTGTCGTTTGGCAGCATAAGATGCACCAAGTGCCATACGAATACGTTCTTTTTTGCTCTTGCCGGCAAATTTAGGATTATCGCTATGAACAAAATCGCTGATCCATTTTCCTGTAGGATCAGATGCTTTTAACTTTTCTTCCAGCGATTCTTCTCTTAAACGATTAAATGATTTCATTGGCTTTTTGCAGGTTGTTGAGTTGGTTGTGCAGGCTGCTTATCATCTTTCTTTTGGTTCATTTTTTCTGCGGCTTTTCTACCGGCCTCACCTGTAACAAGGTCACCTATAAATTCTGCAACCTTATTAATCTTGTCTGTTAGATTCGATTCACCTAGGCTTGAAGCAACTTCCTGCTTTCTAATTTCTAAGGCGTCATTCATTTTATCCGCAATCGCAGCTTCAAAATTACCCAAGGCTTCTGCTTCTTTGTTTGCTAGAATATTATCTACCATGTTTCTAATTGGATTATCCACTATAACTCCTTATTGTCCGGTTTGCTCAGTATTTATTTGAGGCGGAGGTGGTTCATTTTCTATCTCCGACTTCATAGTTTGAATATCTTTATCAGACATTCTTAAAACATTTTTCATAATAAATCTTTGACTAAAATATATTCCTACGTATGGTTGCGCTAAATTTAATAAATCGATTTGATTTCTATAATTTTCCGCAGCCTTCATTTCCTCAAAATACTGATCCTGGGCATACTTATATTGAATCTTTTCTCCAATAATTGCCCAGTCTTTTTCATTTATAACACCCTTCAAAACTAATTGAGTTTTTAGAATGTCGTCAAATATTACGTTAAACTTTTTGCGAAGTCTTGACACAAACTTGGCAAATTTTAATTCGTCTCTTGTTATCTCAGTTGCTCTACCAAAAGAAATGCCTTGCTGAGGTTGCATTCTTGAAACAGGAACGTTTAATGCCTGGTATAATTTATTTTGAAAATAATTTACATCATCAATTTGACCTAAGCTTTCTCCACCAGGCAAAGTACTAATTTCTGTTCCTTTACCACCTTCTCTGCGCGGTAACCAAAAATCCTCAAGCATCGACATAAATTTTCTATCGTCTCTAATCTCACCTGTGTTAGAGTCGTAAACAACCTTGTTTCTATAGCGAGCCATAATATCTTTTAGATACTGCTCGGCTTTAATCTTTGGTAAATTACCAACATCAATATAAAATATTCTTCTTTCGGGTGCTCTAGCCAATCTATAAATGACTACCGCATCTTCCATCATCTTTAATTGATTTACAGGCTTAATTGCTTTATGCAAATGCCCAACAACTACATTCTTTTCTAAATCCATTAACCCAGATGGCGCATATGCTATCGAGTCTGTGGAAATTCTTAATCCTTGGTTTACTGTTGAAGAATAAGAAAAATTAGGATTGTAATTAATCCCTTTATCATTATAGATAAAATATTCTTCTATAGATTTAATCTTATCTATATTAGTTTCTTTATCTTTTTCTCTTTTTACTTCTTTAATTTTTCTTATTTTTCTAGGATCTAATTGAATTAGTTCCATAACCCCACGCTTAGGGTTTTTCATATCAATTACTTTTTGATAATATATTCTTCCGTCAATATACCATCTTCTAAAAATGTCATGGCCCTTATTATTAAATTCTAGGAGCTGCAGAATTTTCTCAAATTCATTTTCTATAGTTTCTTTAATATCATCAGCAACATCTACATTGTCAAGATTAATTTGCACCGGGCAATAGTAAAACCAAATAGTTTAATGGCCATTATTTAATCACTTTATAATATTAAACCGCTACTCCGCCTAAAGATGTAATAGCGTTTATCAATTGACTTGCTGGTGTATTAGTTGCCTCAAAAGTCTGATATTGGAACGTTACACCAAAAGAAGATATCTGATCATTAGTACCAAAGTCTAATGGTACTGCACCAATATCTGTTGGGAATACACCGTATAATTTATATTGTTTCAGAACTGCACCATTTCTGTCTAATTGAGAAATAAACATATCTGTCTGATATTGAGATGGCTGTAATGCGCCAGTTTTGTTTCTTAAATTCTCAATACCATTCATCCATTGTTCTAATGCTGTTCTAATAGTAAAGCTAGAATCGTTTAGAACTGTGCAACTGAATGGAGCAAACTCTCTATCACCTGCCATTTTAATTAGGCGACCTCTGTAATAAACAGGAGTCACACCAATCGATTGACCAGGTAATTCTGAAGCAGTAACTAAAAACGGAGCTTTATTTACAGCGGCTGCTCTTGCCACAACATAGTTTGGGAACGTCAATTGAACGGCGAATTGGTTTGGCCTCGCTCCGCCGTTCGTTAGTTCAGCTTTAAATCTATCTACATTAAATGGGATTGCCATTTCTTTATACTCCTATTAAGCGCCTACTTCTTCGAAAGACACACCAGATCTTGTAGCAATAAAATTCAACTGGATAAAGTTGATTGCTCTTGCAGGCTTAATGAAAATGTCTGCAACAAATTCATTGCGATCAATTACTGCAGGTGTGTTATTTGTATCATCACATACTACACGGAAATCTGTAATACCTCGACGTCCCTGTACGTCTCTTAAGAATGGCTCAACTAGATTTCTAAACTGTGCCTGCGAGAAACTATCATTAAACTCGAACAATTGGAACTTCGATGCAGTAGCAATTGCTTTCTCTAATACAATAAACAATCTGCGAACGTTGATTCTATCAAAAGCACTTGGTCTTGCTAGAAGAGTCTTATCACCAAATAACAATGTGCCTTGTCCTGGGAATGTTACTACAGGATTTACACCCTTCTTGTAAAGAGTATCTCTATCATTCTTTGATGGAGACCAAGCCAATTTAACTACGTTCTTAATTACACCGCGATTATATCCCGCAGGAGAGAACCAAGGATCCGCAATATAGTCTGTTCTTGCGGAAAGACCAGCAACATCTCCATTCAGAGGAACATATCTGTACTTGTCATTATATCTATCGTACTGATACTTCCATCCCGAATCAAGAACAGCAAATGAGGAACTTGTTAAAGTATCTCTGTATGTGGTAATTTTTGTAGCTTGACCTGTAGTATTAACAACATCTGTATATGGAGGAGACGAGAATACTACACAATCTCTTCTAGTTTCAGCAATGTTAATTACCTGATTAACTGCAGCAGCAATTGTTGTTGGTCCCATAGGAATCAACGAAACATCATATAATTCATCATTAGCGAACAGACTATATCCATCTAAAACATTTGCGGTAGATATGCCATCTGAAGATACCCCGCCAGATAACAGCCTATTAGAAACCGAAGTAAGAGTGTCATAATTAACTGCACCACTGGAACCCCAATTCGTCGTATCAGATGGGTGGTCTATTACCCAAATATACTTAGATTGATTGGATATCACATCCTTGTAATAGTTTGTAGATTGGTCCGAATTTTTCGCATCCTGAGCTTTAGATAAAAATGAGAATTTCTCAAGCACTGCCCCCGGAGAACCTGTCCATGTACCAAATGCGTCAATAACTATCACATGTAATTCGTCATCCGTTCCACCTTTTGCAGATACGCTAGCAGATGTTCGAGGAGCAGAATTGAATTGACCTGCGAATGTCCAGCCATCATATGTGGCAACATCCGCCATAGAAACTCTAATTCCGTTGCCTAAAGTACCTGGGTATTTAGCAGCAAATGTACCGTAACTAAATCCACCAGTACTATGATTGGATAACCAATCATCGAAGTTTTCAATTAATGGTACATCAAATACTACACTTGCGGTCGCGCTTGCGTTTCCGGAAGGGCTTGTGATTGAGACAGTTGGGGCATCATCATAGCCCGAACCAGGGTTTATTACGTTAACACTTGCTATACTATACCCAAGAGAGGCAATCGCTGCAGCATTACTTGTAATATATTGCAAATCTCCAGCTGCAGGAATAATTGTTACATTTGGAACATAGTTAATAGTAACATTACCATTAACGGTAATGGTATTAATTGGCGCTGCAATTCTCACATTAGCAGTTGCAACAGTTCCACCTAAACTGTTATTTCTATTGATAGTGACGTTAGGTGTAAAATTATATCCGCCCGCACCTTTGTTTAGAACAGTAATTTTGTTGATAATACCATATCCTAAATTAGCAGTAAGGACTGCTTCTGTTCCGGTGTTGCCATCTAAACGATTGATGATGACATTGGGTGCACTAATATAACCATTGCCGCTGCTGGTAATAGTAAAACCAGTAATTACATTTCCTGTGACGATCGGTGTTGCTGTTGCATGAGCTCCACCTGGAACTAAAATGCCTCCGCTGATAACTACGTTACACCCTGTCTCAGCAGGGCCGTAATTAGTTCCACCGTTACTAATTTGAATGTCTCTTAATTTAAAATGCACATCTAAGTTTGCACTTGCAAAAGTAGAATCTTGATTCTGTATTACGATATTAGATAGTGTAGTATAGTTGTTACCAGAATTTACTACATTAATCTCCTCAACTCTTCCGCCACCTAGAACTGCAGTTGTCGCTGATGGACTCAACCCTGTTAAAGATACGGTAGGAGGAGTACTATATCCAAACCCTGGCTCCGAAATGTCAACTGAAAGAAGTCGTCCTTCCGCTGTAAGTGTTACATTTCCTGTTGCAGTATTTCCTGTAGGTGAAGCTTCAAATGTTACTGTTACTGTGCCCGCACTAGTAAAAATATATGGTGCGGATGTTATAGTTACGGGTCCTACAGAACCATTTGGTTCCGAAACTGCATTTCTTGCAGATGCCCTATTAACATTGCGTACAACTTGCAAATTATTTCCATACGACAAAAAGTTTGCTGCAGTGAAAAAATATCCCGCAGTTGTATCATTCGGTTTACCAAAAATCTCTACTAACTTACCCTCAGAATCTACGGTAGTTACTTCCCCAACAGGCCCCCATACAAAGGCTCCCGAAAATGCTCCAGCAGTAGTTGCGACCGAAGGAACTACCGTGCTTCTATCCTCTTCGGTAACTAAAACGCCAGGTGAAAGCTGAAATGCCATCTTCTTCTCCTTGATAATTTTATAGATATATCTCTATAATTTTGAATTTCTATTTATTTATAATTATCAGCTTTTAGACTTTTTCCAGCCAATTTAGTATAGTTTTATTCATATCTTCTCTACCGTCTTTGAACCACATATCCCCAGCTTCAATTTCTACGGTTGTCCTCTCCGTAGGACCCTCATCTAGTTCCCCAAATGGAGTAAGATTCTCCTCAATTTGTTTAAACTGTTCCTCATATAGTATTTTTCTTAAATTAGTATCCGTCAAGTCCTTAAAGAATGCCTCATTTGTGGCCCAGGCAAATAGCACCAGAGTCATCACCAGATCATCGTGATATCCCTCATCCGCTTTATAGAGTCCACGAACTTCTATGAACGTAGATATCTCACTAATTATATCTGCATCATGGATTAGTAATTTATTATTTTCAACGAGACTCTTAAAGGCAGTACATCCTAAACGCTTAACCAGTTTGGTCGTTCTTACACCAAGTGTAGCGCCAGGTGAGAACCCTCCGGACAAAAACTGCCCAGATTTTGAATTGCTTCCGACAAAGAATACATTTTCATATTCTAGATCGGTATATAGAGAATCTGCGACTTGCTGACCGTTGTCGTTTATTTCTATTAAACAATATGCTTTGTTAAAATCCTTAGCAACCTTATGAATTATATTCGGATATAATAAGGGACTGATTCTATTATTTCTATACTTTGCAACTACACGATATGGATACTTAGTGATATCCATTACTGAGAATGCACAATAATCTCCACCGACTCCTCTAGAAGTATCTGCAACTAGCATGTAGATATGTTCTTCCTCAGGTTCCTCATAAACAGACAAACCCTCATAGGTGTGAATAGGTTGTTTATGTGACATTCTACCAATCGTATCAGGATTGATAAGTGTGTTAGATGATCCAAGGAACTTACATAGAACTTCCTGATTAAATTTCAGTTCACCTAGAATAGATCTTTGTTCTTCTGCCCACTTTTCATCTCTGCCAGGTATTTCGCTGTAATGAATAAACATTGGAACGAATCCATTAAGCCCTTGCTCTGCTTCATTCCAGAATTTCCAGAAGTGATTATATCCCAATGGAGTAGATGTTAGAAGAATTTTTGTAGTTTCACCCGCAGATACTACAGGATAAACCGAAGTGAAGAAGTCCTCTGCTACGTTATTCGGAATAATTGCAGCTTCATCAATATACAACCAGTTTACAGATTTACCTCGAATACCCGAAGAACTTGTTGCCGCAGTAAATATTCTTGAACCATTTTCTAATTCAATATCACCTTTGTTAAATGTCTTAACACCTTGTTGCATCCACATAGGAAGAAGTTCATACATCATCTCATAACGATAAAGAACTTCTCGAGCAGCGGCAGACTTGTTGGCTAGAATAGCAACCGTTTTATTCGGTTGGAATAAAGTATACCAAAGTATACAAGCAGCAGACGTAATTGTTTTGCCCTGCTGTCTACCTTCCATTAATATAACTCTACGATTGTTTAATATTAAATCTACTTTTCGTTTTTGGCAATCATAAAGTTTAAAAGGGATTAAACCCTTATCTAAAGAAACAATTTGGCAATATGTTTCTATAAAATAAATTGGATCCGAAATACATTTCATTAATTCCGCAACCTGCTCAGAGGTATAGGATATTACGGTTCCAATTTGTTTTAGATTTGGATTACCGTTGTATGAAATCTTTTTATTGGTCGATTGACTTGCCATTATCTTTTTTGCCTAGCAGTTTCATAAGATCATTAGTTGACCCCGCAAATACTACGTTATTCTGAGTATTAATATGGTTAGGAGAATCTTGTACTTCTAAATCCTTAACTTGTTTTTGGAGTGCAAGTAAGTCTTTAGACACATCAGATAATGTTTTGATAAACTGTCCAGCAACTTCGTAATGCCTCGGAGTCTCAGAATTTTTAGATAACTCTATTAAATTATCTAAAGTATCATCCCCCTTTAGAATTAATTTTCTCAGAGTTTGTCTTGCTAGTTGATAGTCATCCTCCTGATCCAATGATTTATTACTATTCATTTTTTCAGGAACAATTAATTCTGAAGATGATTCTGGCATCGGATCAAGGTCAAATAACGAATCTAATTTTTTTAAGTTTTTCATTTTTAAAAATCTTCAAACACTTCTAAATAACTATAATCATCAGATACATTTGCAGTATTAGGATTAGTTTGTACAGTAATTTTTTGTCTTTGATTAGTTAAATCCTTATTATCAAAAGTATTTGCAATAACTTTCTTGATGATTCCTGTTTTGGTAATAGGGCCATAGAAGTTTAATTTTACAGTAAATCCCAACGTCCAAGTTACAGATCTTCTTGTAGTAAAATCTCCCTCATAATCATCCTCAAATCCTATAGTATTTAAAAGTATAGGTAGATCATTCTGAATATTTAATTCGGGTATTGCCTTTAACGTTAAATTATAATCAGGATTAAAATACGGTAAAATTTGTTCTATTATTTGCAGACCATCGTCCTGATTTCTTGCATAGATGTAAAGTAAAACTGTAAGATTATAAGGAGTAGGTGCATACTGAGTACTTGCAGTTGTAGAACCACTTAGAGATCTAGTTTGTTGCAGGGGACTAATTTTTCTGTTAGGATCATAATCCATTGCAACCATTTCAAACCCCATGCGAGGCAAAATTACCTGCATGCTAGCTTTATCAACATTTGGTTGTTGATTTATTCTTGCTAAAAACTTTTGTTTAGGAGAATACGATAAGGGTACTCTTTGAACAATAGTTGTATTATTAGGCCCCTTCTTTTCGATGGTAATATTATTAAACATATTACCAAACGCAACGATTGCCTTTCTAACTGTTCCCCAATAGTATCTTTGATCTAACATTAAATATCTCCAAACGGATTTTTTTCAGTAAAATCTAAAACCGAATCTTTTTCTTTTTCGAATTTTTCATTATCTGCAAGAACAAACGGTTTATCTGAAGTATATCCTTCTTGTATCATAGGTGTTAACTCATTAGTT